ATTGACTGTAGAGATTACTAAGTCACTAAAAGTTATACAAAAAAGCGCTAGGGGCTTCGTGCCAAACCAAGCACCAGGCGGTTTATTTAATTGGCAGTTTGACGCATCTCGCAAAATTACTGCTCAAAATTCTATGTTTAAAACTTTTAGTGAGACAGGCAGGGTGCGATTTTTTCCACTGTACAACGCTACAGAAATTAAGCGTGGGATTGTCTATCGCACGGGCTATGGCAAACCTAATAGCAGAGGTTTTAGATCATTGTTTAGGGTCAAAAATATGAACGCGGCAGGTGCCATATATGAAACAGCAGGTCGCAAAAACCCTAGTGGTGTTGCTCCACAAGGTGCACGCTTTGTACAACAGGGCCCTATCTATGGCCGCAAGCGTAATGGTCAAGACATGCGGGGCCGTGTTTTATATCGCGCGTGGGAGCAGGATGAGGGCAAGCAGACAGTGGCAATTTTTAAAGCCATCGAACAAGCCCGGGTAAATTTTGAAAAGCGGGCCACAGTAAGCAGCAGCAGGGCGAGCGCATGAGCAATATACTCATTGATATAGCGGCAGAGTTTACCGGTAAAAATGCATTTAAGCAGGCAGATTCAGCTACAACAAAACTTTACAATACTACTAAAAAACTAGCTGCATCTTTTGGTGTCGCCTTTGGCGCAAGGGCAATAACTCAATTTGGTAAGGCCTCAGTCAAAGCATTCATACAAGATGACAACGCTGCAAGGTCATTAGGTGTAACCCTTAAAAATCTAGGTTTAGATTATGGCAATACAGCTACTAGCGTTAATGACTTTATTAGCAATTTAGAAAGGCAAACAGGCGTACTAGATGACGAACTGCGCCCGGCTATGGATCGCTTACTACGCGCTACAGGCAGCGTTGCCAAGGCGCAAGACCTGTTGGCACTTGGTTTAGATATATCAGCCGGCACAGGTAAAGATTTAACGGCAGTTAGCCAAGGCCTACAAAAGGCCTTTTTAGGTAATAACGCATCATTGGGCCGTTTAGGCGTAGGGCTATCTAAAGCTGAATTGACTGCATCATCTTTTGCTGAGATACAGGTAAAACTTACTAAACTTTTTGCAGGTCAGGCATCCAGCGCGGCAGAGAGTTATGCAGGTCAAGTAAATAAATTAACTGTAGCTAGTAACAACGCCAAAGAGGCTATAGGTAAAGGCATCATCGATGCACTTAAAATGCTAGGTGATAACACTAGCGCATCTGATTTGGCTACAGATATGGAAGATGCCGCGACCAATGTAGCTAATCTGATCAGAGGCATGGGCGTACTGTTATCGCAACTAGATCGACTGCCAGGTGGGTTCAAATTAGATGTAGCAATGATTCCTATTATTGGCACATACCTAAGTCTTATTGCAGAGGCAGGCGCAAAGGCGGAGCGCATTGCTACAGTCGGAGCGCAACGCAACCCGATACAATCAGGCAGTTATCTTAAAAAACCACCTGTAGATAAAACCGCTGTAGCAGCCCTATCAGCTGCAAAAAAGGCTGCCAAAGCTGCTGCCGATGCAGCCGCCAAAAAAGCCATAGCTGATAAAAAATCTGCTGATTTAGCTAAGGCTGCCGCTGCTTTTGACTTGACGCGCATATCTATAGCCGCTGCCTTAAAAGCCACATATGACAATGACACAAAGCTGCGCTTACTAGCCATGCAGGCCATAGAGGATGAAGATGGCACAAGGGCCTTAAGTTACCTTAATCAATTAAAAATATTGCAAGATTCAGTACAGGCCGCTAAATTAGCCGGCATAACTACAATTAGTAATGCATCATTAGAAGCGTTGCAATTTTTGTTGTTCAAAGAATTATCAGTCATCGATGCAAGTAGTATGGCAGAGGCAGATAAAAATGCTGCTAAAGATGCAGCATTTGCTAAGTTTAATGATGCCATAACAAAGCAAGGCGGTTTGGCCGCTGCTAATCAATACGATGAACGGGTACAAGTAAAACTAACTGAAATAGCAAAATTAGCAGCTTTACAGGGATACGGCTCTGCCCTAGCAACTCTTAATACAATCATGGTCAGCAATGAATTAGCCATAGCCAAGACCCAATCGGCTAATGATTTAGCGCGCTATGATGCACTCAAAGCCTACATAACCCTACTTGGTGTTGCCTACAATGCAGCCATAGCTTTAGCCGCTGCTAACGCGGCAGCGGCAGTAATTGTGCCTAATGTGCCTAATGTGCCTAATGTGCCGTATGTACCTAAACCAACTCCAAGAGGTGTTTTACCTGATTATTTAGATGATCCTGTTATACCTCCGTATGTACCTAGACCAGTACCGAGAGGCGTTTTACCTGATTATTTAGATATATCTACCTCTATCGGCAGTATGGCTAATAGTACAGGCAACGGCGGAAGTGGTAGCAATACAATTAAAATTGAGATAGTTGATAAAACAAGTGGATTGATAGAAGTGGTGCAACAAGCTGTTCAGACCAATAACCGATACGGCAACAATTTAGACTATGCAGGCGCTATCTAATGCCTGTACCAGTTGTAAATGCGTTCATAAATTTTAGTACCGGGCCTGCTTTTGCACCCACTCTTTTGCTTGACTCAGGCATTTTAGACACAGATGTGTTAGGTGACTCAGCAGCAATTATTGTTGATGTGAGCAATGTGATAAACAATATAACTACACAGCGAGGTCGCAACGCCCAAGCCGATCAATTTCAAACAGGTAGTTGTACCCTTAGAATTGTTGACCAAAACGGGGATTTCAATTCCCAAAATTCAAATTCTCCCTATGCGGGCTTGCTCACCCCTATGAAAAAAGTGCAGATAACTGCAACCTATGGCGCAATTACTTATCCCATCTTTATGGGCTACATTGTCAGTTACAGCACGACCACGCCGCTAAATGCTAGCGATGTCGTCTATACTACGCTGGAATGCGTAGACGCTTTTAGGCTTGCTCAAAATGCGCAGATAGCAACAGTGGCAGGCACAAGCGCAGGCCAATTAAGTGGCGCTAGAATAAATAACTTGCTTGACAGCATTTCGTGGCCTAACTCTATGCGCGATGTTGATGCAGGATTGACTACAATGCAAGCTGATCCTGGCACTGCTCGCACTGCGCTTGCGGCTATGCAGACAATAGAGACAAGTGAGTATGGAGCACTATATGTAGGGCCTCAGGGCAATTTTGTATTTCAAGATAGAAATTTGACGGCTAGCTCAATTACCGGCACTCCTGTATTATTTAACGATAATGGCACAGATATTAGCTACACTAATGCTGTTTGGATTCTCAACGATGTTCTAATATACAATCAGGCCAATGTGACCCGTAGCGGCGGCAGTGTTCAGACAGCGACAGACCAGGCTAGCATTGATAAATATTTCCTACATAGCTATAACCAGCAAAACCTACTAATGGAGACCGATGCCGTAGCCCTAGATTACGCCCAGGCCTATGTCGCCTCACGAGCAGAAACCACTGTAAGATGCGATTCCATAACCCTTGACCTATACACAGATAACTACAACACAGGCATTATTGCAGCCCTTGACCTTGATTTCTTTGATCCTGTAACTATTACAACAAATCAGCCGGGCAACTCAACTTTGAGCAAAACCCTGCAAGTCTTTGGCAAGGCTATGAGCATTACCCCAAATTCCTGGAAGGTCAATATGACCACGCTAGAGGCAATCATTGATAGTTTTATATTGGACAACGCGCTGTATGGAACGCTTGACACGACTAACAATGTACTATCCTACTAACTATGAACAGGCAGGTGAATAATGGCTAAGCAGACCTTTACGACCGGGCAGGTGCTTACGGCAGCCCAGGTTAATGCCTTGCAATTAAACGATTACAACCAAACAGTTAGCGCTAAAGTAGCAAGTTACACTTTAGTAGCTAGCGATGCAGGCACGCGGATTACAATGAGCAACGCAAGTGCCACTACCATTACAGTTAATACCTCACTCTTTGCTGCTGGGGATACTCTTTTTATTACTAATATAGGAGCTGGAGCTCTCACAATTACAGCAGGCTCGGCAACGGTATCTACCGCCTCATCGCGAATATTGGCACAATATGATTCAGGCACTTTATACTTTACAAGTACAGGTGTTGCAATATGGGAAAAATATCAAGGCACAACGACTGGCGGCGGTAAAGTTTTACAAGTTGTACAAGGCACCACCACTACTTCTACCTCCAACGCTACTGCAACTTATGCCGACACAACTTTAACTGCAACAATTACTCCAACTTTGAACACTTCAAAAGTGTTAATAATGGCAATAAATCAAGGCGCACAAAAAACTAACGCAACTTCTTCAAATCAAATGAGTATGCGTTTAATGCGCGGTGCAACAAGTTTGGGTACTTTTGCAGATGGAGAGTTATATGCTGCTACTACCATTTATGTATCTAGTCATATTGCAATAAATTATTTAGATAGTCCTGCAACAACTTCTGCAACTACATACAAAACCCAATTTAAGAATGACGCAGCAGATGCAGCCGTAACAGTTCAAACAAATAGTGTTTTATCAACAATTATTTTAATGGAGATAGGTGCATAAAATGGCAACAGGTGCAGAAATATTAAGTTATTTATTGCCTAAAGGTGGTTGGTATATTGCGGGTGATGATTATGAAGGCATACAATTTTTAGAGTGCGAGCCAATCACGAAAGCGCAATATGAGGCAGGTTTTGCTCAATACGATGCTTGGAAAGCCGAGCAAGATGCAAAAGCAGCAGCCGACAAAGCAGCACTACTAGCCAAACTTGGCATAACTGCCGATGAAGCCAAACTACTACTAAGTTAAAAGGAGATAAAATGGGACCAGTACAGTTCAGCGTAAGTAATCAGACAAAGTATGATCTAAGAGTGCAGGCATCTAATGGCGCACAAGCAGGGGCCGTATCAGGGGCTAGCACAGGCCTAAGTTTTACACCCGATGACACAAACATAACTTGCGCGATGCGCTGGTACCAAGATGGGGTATGTGTGCTACAGGGCTCGGTCGCATGGTCTGCTGGTGGGAGTGGGTCGGATGATGGATGGTCGACAAGTAATTTAATCTGTATGAACGGCAATATGAACGGCCAAGGCTTTAGTGGCTGCAATGAGGGGTGGGTGGAACTTCAGCCCTATAACCTTATGGCTAACGGCGGCGAGGTTAGCGTTACTTATACCAATGCCTAAATGCTAACAAGTTACAATGGCTGGCCAGCATCTAAGGATCAGGCCGAGATAGGCATAAAGTCCTATCCCGTGCCTGGCACGGCCATTAAACTGCGATGCGCCGAAAAGGTAGCACCTCTTTTAATCGGGTTTGCAGCTGAGTATCATTTGCTTATTGAGCCGTTAGATATCGGCGCAAATGACGATTGGGGATTTTGCTACAGGATGGTTAGGGGCACAACCAATAAATTAAGCAATCA